CATCAGAACAACTCCTTCTTCATTTCTTCTTCCTTTCAAGTTTCTCTTGATCAGTTTTGATTTTGTGACACGGCTTACACATGACCTGCAAATTCTCTATCTCACAGAACATACGGTCAATGAAACTATCCCAGCTAACAAACCCCTTCTTAGGGTCTACAACGGGTTTAATGTGGTCAACCTGTACATCGGTAGCAACAAAGAGATCTTTGCATTCAGCACACTTGTAATGCATAGCCATCTTACCAGTCTTTGCATTCACTTGCTTGCCCACGAAAGCTTCCTTCAAAGCTTTGTACTTCGGAGGCCAGCGCCGTGATGCAGCACGTAGGGCAGAGGTCACGAAAGATTTGAATCGCGCCTCTGTCCATTCACCACCATTGCGTTTCTTATCTGTCACTTGGCACAGCTTCAAAGGCAACGTTAGTCATGTCCAACATATCAGCAGGATCGACCAAGATGTTCTGCACAATGGCACAGACATCTTCAACATCCAGTGCTACGAAGTAAAAGAAGTTGTTGTCGTTTTCCTCTACCGCTACAACAAAACCGTTCTCGGCATCAGTGATTGTTAGTTTCATTCCAGTCCTTCTACATCTACTTTGCTGAATGTAACTTCAGCGTCTAGCTTATCCATTGCATAAATGATGTGTTCTTTAACAGCATCGACGAGGTAGTCTTCGTTGGTGTACTCAACACCAAGATCATCCACATCAATCTCAGCTTCAAAGGTGACAACAATCTTAGTCATTGTGTTCTCCCAAATCAAATGCTACAAGATAGAGTAGGCAACAAATAGCGTGAGCGAGATGATGCTTACCAGTCTCTGGATCACGTGCTTCACCACTGGCATAAGCAGTGAAGTGTCGAAAGCCTGCGTCGATATAGCGACGACGAGCATCCGGTACTTTCTTCCAATTGTCTGGAGCATATTTCTTTGCACCATATGTGAGCACCTCAACAACTTCAGTTAAAGCTTTGAAGGGTAGCAACGACCATTGTGGTTTATCTTTGTCATACTTGACACCAGTCACTTGTAACTTAGCAATAAATTTGTTTCCCTCAGCGGTGCAGTCAACACAAGGTTGGCTGGCACCATCGGTTTCAGAGTAGAAGCAATCGCCACATTTCTTCATTGCACACCTCCAACAGTTTTGCTGTACGTGGTTAAGACATGTGTCTTGTCTACAGGCTTGTCACCACCAACATCAATCTTGCCTTGCTCATAAATCTCATCACACTTCTTCATGAGCTTCTCTGTAAAATCTTTGTCTTCTTCCATCATCGGCACAGTTGTTGCCATCAATGTTGCAACAGCAACCATGTCCTGCATGTCTTCTTCATCCAATGTAACTGGACCAACAGCGCACACCATCAGTTCAAAATTACCATCCCACTTCTTGTCTTTGTCTATGAGTGGTCGCAGTATTACGGCGACATCGTTCGGTTTAAAGGGGTTGTCCATGTTTGTCCTTCATGTCTACGTAAGAAAAGTAGATGGGCGTTTTCAACAACCCTATCTTCGTTGCCATCGTAAGCTTCAACACAGCGCTGAAACATTTCTGTTTCATCTGTTGCATCTTCCAACATCTTCCTAGCTTTGATGTTGCCAATGCCGCGAAGTCCTATGATGTTATCTGCTGCATCTCCTGTCAAGATCTGCATGTAAAGCCTCAGCAGTCCTTCAGCTTCAGTGACATAGTAGGCTTCCTTCTTAACGAAGTTGTAATGCCACCCTGCCACCTGATCTAAGTCTTTGTCCAACGAAACAATGACTCCATTATCACCAAGCTTTGTAGCTTCAATGGCAATGGAGTCATCGGCTTCTTGACCTTCAGACATATCAGCTTTCCACTCTTGCATCAGATGTTTACGCAGCGCTGCCAAATGTTTAGGCTTCACCTTGTCTGCTCTGTTGCCTTTGTAGGTGGCAGTGACAGCTATGTCGTTTCTGAAATTACCCTTACCTGTGAGGAACAATTTCCATTCATCAACATAGCCGCACTTATCTACACCACACATGAGAGTGTTGATGATGAGAGAGTCTACCGATCTGATAGCCTGCTTCTCATCTTCATTCTCACAAGCTGCTGCTGACCTGTAACAATAAATGTCCGAGTCAAGCAGGGCTATCATTTACAAAACATCTTCGTCATCAGCAGAGATGTTGCCACCACTTGCATACTCAACCAAGTCGGTGATGACCAGCTTAGCCAACGAAGGGCTAACACCCTTCTTGTTTTTGTATGTCCAAGAGTAGCTACCAATCATACAGATTGCTTTGCTACCGTTGCCAATGTCTTCAACGATTTCGTCATTGTCTGGGTCAAAGGCTTTGATGGGACGCTGGCTCTTGCAGGTGATGTACTTACCCTGCTCAGGCTTCTTCTCAAGGTTCTCTTGAACAGAGATGCCCATGTCTTCCAGTGCAGCTACTGCTTTGTCGGACAGGTTACACAGATCAACTGTGTATGCGTCAGCCATTTCGTTTTTGCGATTCAGATTTGCCCAGTAAACTGTGGCTTTCAATTTCAACTTGTCACTCATTTGAGTTTCCTTTGATTTTAATGCTGACCAATTCAGTAGGGGTCAGCTTCCTACATGCTTCATTGTATCACTAGCTTTTCAGCAGCGTCAATGTAGTATTTGAAATCGACATCCTTCCAAGTGAAGTCGTCAATGTCGTTGCACGTCCACATACCGTAGCCTTCACCAATACCTATGCGGCGTGGTTCAGCTTCGTCAGTGAGCGGTGGCATTATCTTAACAAGACTACCACCTGCATTGCAAGCATAGAATCTACAAATGTTTTGTTGCACCACCTCAGTGCCATCATCCATCACCATCACAAGCTTACTACTGCGTGGAACTTTAGTTCTCAACAGGAAGTCATACTTGTTCTTGTGCGACTTGACGAAGTCAGCAACACTAACACCATGCAGCATAGCAGCTTCAGCCGCCATCGGTATCACCAGACCACCTTGATCTTGATGCCAGCCTAAGTCTTCATACTGATATGCGCCTTTGCGTTTCACCTTACCATTTGTGTAGACAGCAATGTAGTTGTTCACGTCACGAATAATCATCTTTGAATACTCGGCATACTCAAGCTGCAAACCAACCTGTTGCTGCCACACTTCACAGATCCAGTTGTACTGATCACGCTTATCACGGGGCAGCTTCACAGTGACACCGTCAGTGTTGACCTGAATAATGGACAAGCCTTCGATGGTCATCAACTTCTCAGCCAACAAGCACAATGACAACTGACCATTGATTGTAATCGTCATCGTGTATTGCGGGTCATAGAAGGGGCTGTACTTGTTGTTGCTATCCCCATACACACCGTTCAACGCAAGCTTCAGCATGGCGTTTTCTGCTGTGTTCTTGGCATAGCTTTTACGCTGCTCGTACACGTCTTGGTAAATGTCACAGAACTTCTCAGACAAGTGTTGAGGATAGACACGATTGGCAATGGCAATGTTGGGATACATAGACGCAACGTCAGCATCGACGATACAGTGTGTGTCGTCTTCGTTAACAATCTGCGATTCAATAGATCCGTGAATACCACCAGTGCCAAAGTCGAAACGAAAGCCACCAACCTTGACGTTCAAAGTGTCAGCACTCTTCCAGCATTTCCAGTAGCTATGCTGTGCAACGCCTTTCTTCTTAGCCTTCAACTCGTTCTTCTCAACCCAACCAAGTGGATGCTCCTGCTTAAACTCAGCAAGCTCGTCCTCTGTTGGCTCAGCTTTAAACTTCTTCTTCACTGTTGTCATGTCAGCATAAGCTGCCAAGTCACCAAGGTCATGCTCTTCAATCTCTGAGAACACACCCTTAGTCTCGGTGATAGATTGCTTAGCAAACCAATCAAAGACAAGCTGAAACTCAGGACGTTGAAAGTCGTAGTAGTTGAACAGGCAGTCTTTGATGTTGATGACATCACGCTTGGTCTGGTTTATCTTGAACGATGCACCGTTGCGGATGTAGCAACTACCCGGCATCTGCTCTTCCAAGCGCATGATGAAGTAGTCTTTGCCAATCTTTGTATCGTTGTGGTTGAGGAAGTTACGGTTGTACTTCTCTGTCAACTCTTCACGAAACTTGATTAGCCCTTTGCTGTGGTTGTAGAACGCAAGCGTCTGCTTCACATCGTGCATGTTGTATTTAAGCAACACATCCATCTGCTCGTCAGATAGCTCAGTACCAACAGGGTAGGGCAGGTCTTCGATGTTGTCAGACTTCATGTTGAATTCTAACATCTTCAATGACGTAGCCCTAGCCTTGTTGTCGAAGTGGTAAATCTTATACAGATCAACTTGCTTCACATGTTCGTCAGAGGTCTTGATGGTCTTCGCAAACCCGTCTTGTTCTCTGATCAAAGCCTGTGCCTTCTTGTATGCTCTCACAGCTACGGCCTTGCCCGATACCGACACTGCCTTGTCTCGTACAGACAACAAGTCATGCAGCACAGGGTAGTCAAAGCCTAAGTTGTTGAAGCCTACAAGTCTGTCTTTCTTTTTTCGTCGCTGGTCGAGCCAGTTAAATAGTCCGTCAGCGTCATTCCTTCTGGTACTGCATTCAAATACGGCAGCGTTGTTTCCATCGGCATCGATGGCTGTGCAGGTGAAGCAGTTGGGGTAGGTTTCAAGATCGTAGATCCAGTCCATTCTTTCTTTTCCTTCTTTGGTTTCGGAAATAGTTTATCACGATATGCTCTCATCAGTGATGCGCTCACGTTCTGAATAGCATATGCTTCTATCTCGTTGCCGGGATTGTCTTCACCAATATACCTAAAGTATTCCTGCACCACATGCACAGACTCATGTACCAACAATGTTGCAACATCAATGCCGTCTGTCTCAGGTGTTACGGGAATGCAGACGATAGTAACCCTGCTTCCTTTAGGGGTATTGAAATAATGAGTAGTTGCCAACGCATCAGAGATAAGCCATCTATCCCATTCAGCTATCGGCACCTTCAAGTATTTCAGTGTCGCGTGATAGTCTGCCTCAGTTGTGCAGATCTTTAAGTAGTCACCTTCGATCAGGCAACGGTTTAGCCATGTCGTCATTGTCGTTGTCCTTCTTAGGTTGTTCCTGTTTGTCCTTGCCGAAGATGGCATCCCATCGGTTGGCCCATTCTTCATCGGCTACAGAACGTGGTCGCTGGGTAGACCCTTTGCCACCATCACTCATCATGTGCCTCCATATTCACGGCTAAGCAACTCACGCTCAGCATCATCAAGCAATGCATAAAGCTTTGCCAATTCTGTGTTGCCTGCAATGTAGGCTTCACGTTCAAGTTCTGCATAGGTTTTCATCACGCTCTCCTGTTGTTTAAGATTTGCCATAAGATGTTGACACTCTGCACCAACATCATCTGTTCCATTGGGTCAAGCTGTTGATAGCTTGGTGTGGGGTGGGGCCATCGCTTTCGTATGGCTTCCCAATATTGTTCTACTTCACTCAAAGCACATCTCCCTCGGGTTCGTCTTCAATCTCAAACATTCTACCTGTCTCTTTATTGTAGAGCAAGTTGCATGCTGGACCAGTGACACCGCTGTATCGATTCTTCAACACACGCACACGGGTTGTGTTGCGCTCAACCAAGTCTTCAGCCTGACCGTTACGCTCAAGACCAATCACCATGTCGCTAAGCTGTGCAATCGATGCAGACCCGCGCAGTTGTGCAAGCGATGTTGCTGCACCTTCTTCGTGACCTTTATCGCTTGGACGTTTCAAGTGGCTAACCAAGATGAGAGCGATGTTGGTTTCTTGTACCAGCATACGCAGCTTAGTCATCACTTCATCCAACGCTTTGCGTTCGTCACCACTCTCCTGACTGGAGATGATGATGGACAAGTGGTCGAGGAACACATACTTGCATGACATACCCTTAGCGAGATAGCGCACACGATTGACGATGTTCTCAATGCTAGTCGATCCGAAGTGGTCGAACAGGTAGATGCGACCAGTGCCTAACGTATTCTCGAAAGCAATCTTCCTGTCGTCCTCAGACACAGCAGTATCGGGTAGGTGCAATGGTACGTTAGCTGCCATTGACATCATCGACAACGCAGTCTTGCGAACACTCTCTTCAAGAAACATCAAGCCGATGTTGTCGTCAGTGTTCTTGATTAGATGCCATGCCAACTCACGCAGCACTTGCGACTTACCCAATCCACTACCAGCAGTGATGGTGACAAGCTCACCTAAGCGGATGCCGTAGGTTAACTCATTCAATCCAGCCCACGGATACTTGCAATCAGCAGGTGCCATAGGCTCTGACACTAAGTCCCACAGTGTGCTACCAGAGACAATGCCGTCTGGTACAAACTGCTCAGCCCTCCACCAGCGGTCAACGAATTGCGCTTCCTTGCTTTCGCTAAGCCAGTCGCATGCGTCCTTCAGATCTGGCATAGGCTTGAACAGTTTGCACTTGTTGCCAAACAATTCAGCCACTTCCTTTGCTGCCTTGATGCCGGGTTCGTCACCATCAAAGCAGACAACGATGGTTTCAAAGCTGTTCAGGTATTCATACTGTGCTTTGCAATCCTTCAATGCTGAGCCAGCACCGTTACGCACAGACACCACAGGCCATTTACTGCCTGTCATTTGGAATGCGGCCAGTGCATCGAACTCACCTTCAGTGATGGTGATGTACTTGCCACCGGATGGGTAGAGGTTCTGTCCAAACAATGTACCTGTTGCCCACTTACCTACGGTGGAGAACTTCTTATCCGCTACAGGTCTAACCTTAGCCGCAACAAGCTGGCTGTCCTTGTCGTAGTAGGGGAAATAGAAGTTGTTGCTCTCACGCACAACACCATACTTCTCCATTGTGCTCTTGGTGATGCGGCGTTCACTGACTGAGACAGCGTTGCCATTGTTGATGGCTTTAACGAAGCTCATGTCTGTTGTTGTTTCTGTCACTTTAGTGTCCTTGATTGTGATGGTTGTTTCCGATGCGGGTGTATGTGTACTACATACGAAGCAGTAGGTGGAGTGGTCGTCGTTGATACTGGCTCCATCACTGGAGCCGCAGTGTTCACACCTGACATGTGTCTTGATGAATGCCATAATTATTTGATGTTAAGCCACAACCCAACCTGAGCAAACGCATAGCCTGTCCAGATCATACCGTTGCTCAGTTCGCCTTTGCTCCATTGCAACACACCCACAATGAGGTAGCCTATACCTGTGGCTGCGACAATGACTTGTTCAATGTTCATGTTAGTCCCACAAGTTCTGAAAGTATTTACCAAACAACTCAAAGCCTCGTTTCTTACGTGCGTTGTAAGCATCCAAGCCTTCGTAATCAATCTTAATCTTTGCAATCTGATCACTCAATGAAGCTTCTTCATCCACTTCACTGTGGTCGTAAAACTTGTCTTCGTTTCTGCCATCAGCATGCTCTGTCATAGCCCAGATCATTTCATCCAACACCCAATCCCAACGCTTGTGTACATTGTCATCAGTGTCCCATTCATATTCCTTTGGTGGTGCTGACGTGCTACGCAACTCTTCAGGTACATCGGCATCATCCACCATGCCTGAGCCTTGCTTAGTCCGCTTC